GAAATTCAATAATACTTACAAATACTGAGGGTACGAAACGTATTCAAACTCGTATCTTTGAGGTTATCGAATTTAATCAAAAATAAAATAAGAAATGGCAAAATTTACAAGAGAACAAATCGAAGAAGTATTAAGAGGTAAGGGGTACAAATATTTTACAAGTGATAAAGGATATGATGTTAACATTGTTGGTATTAGAAATTCAGATACACATGGTGAAGTAACAAATAAATTTGATGATACTCTTACGATATCTTATAAAGATTTAAATGGAAACTGGATTTACAATGAATATAAAGCAACAACTGACCCTGGTTCACATTGGGAAAAGAACTTATTGAACAAAGATGGTGTTGCAATTCTAAAACCAGGTCAATATAGAGGTTCTCATAAACTTGGATTACATCAAGGTAAATATGAGGCACTAAGACAAAAATCACCTGTTAAAGTTTATAGAGATAATAACAAAGATGGTAAATATGATATGATTGAGGAAAATGTACATGAAGGTATATTTGGAATCAATATTCATAAAGCTGGAAAGTTTGTAAATGGTTCAACTCAGATTGATAAATGGTCTGCAGGTTGTCAAGTATTCTCTAAGGAATCGGATTTTAATGAATTTATGGATGTTTGTAGAAAAGCAAGTGATGTATGGGGAAACTCTTTCACATATACATTAATTGAGTCTAAAGATATTTCGTAAAAAATAAAGGTTATATGGCACAAGAATTATCTAAAGTGGTAAACTCTGCACTACAAGGTGAACCAGAACACATCGTATTTCAAATACAATCTACAAACGAAAAGATAGAACCATCTGATATTATTAAAGTTATTGACAATGGAATTGAAAGAGATTCCAATATGCCCAATGATATGTGGGAAGTTGTCAGCAGGAATAATAGTCACGAATGTAATATTGATTTGGAAACCAAAACACTTTATTATATTTAATTAAAAAAACTCTCCCAATCATTTGGTAGTATCAATTATTTTTCGTATATTTGTATAACAAATGAAAAAAACTACCAATTCAACTTTTATAAAAAAAACTTTTAAAAACATTTGGAATTGTTAAAAACTTTTCGTATATTTGTATAAATAAATGGAGATAGACCCTCTTAAAATCGGGTTTTTTGATATTTATATATGGTGTAGGATAGACACCTAAATAAAACCAATAAATAAATAAAACTTTAAAATTTAAAAATTATGGCACTTGATTTAAATGCAATCAGAGGTAGACTGAACAAACTACAAAACACTTCAAATCGTAAAGATAATTTGTGGAAACCAACACCTGGTAAACACCAAGTAAGAATTGTTCCTTACAAATTTTCTCCTGAAAATCCTTTCATTGAGTTATTCTTTCACTACAACATCAACAACAAAACGTATTTGTCTCCTTCTTCTTTTGGAAGACCAGACCCTATCGTTGAGTTTGCTGATAAGTTGAAGAGAATGGGTGATAAAGAAGATTGGAAAGCAGCAAAGAAGATGGAACCGAAATTAAGAACTTTTGTACCTGTAATCGTAAAAGGTGAGGAATCAGAAGGTGTAAGATTTTGGGGATTCGGAAAAACTGTTTACCAAGAATTGTTAGGATATATCGCAGACCCTGATTATGGTGATATTACAGATGTTGACAATGGTAGAGATATTACTATTGAGTATACATCCGCAGAAGATGCAGGAACTTCATATCCTGTAACTACTGTTCGTGTAAAACCAAATCAGACTCCATTGTCTGCAGATGAAACTGCTAAACAAAACTTTGTAGAAAGTCAAACTAATATTACTGACATATATTCTGAATTAACGTATGATGAATTAAAATCAGTATTAGAAGGATGGTTAAATCCTACATCAGATGAAGGTGAAGGTAGTGTGAGTCAACAAACTCTATCAACCCCATCTACACCTAAAAATGAAACTGCTACTGCAACAGTACCAACATCTCAACCAACGGTTGAAGATAAGAAAAAATTGGATGATGTTGCATCTGCATTTGATGACTTGTTTAACGGATAATATATAATAAATGGCAAAAAAAGAAATTGATTTAGCATCAGTCCTAGCGTCTGAACTAAATAAAACAAACAAAGACCAGAAGGTTGCCTTCTTTTTAGGAGAAGATGATGCACCCACAAATGTGGATGGCTGGATATCAACCGGATGTGCAATGTTAGATGTTGCAATTTCGAATCGCCCCTATGGTGGTCTTCCAGTTGGAAGAATTACCGAAGTTACTGGATTAGAACAAAGTGGAAAATCACTAGTATCTGCTCACCTCCTTGCTGAAACACAAAAGCAAGGTGGTGTTGCAGTTCTTATTGATACTGAAACGGCAGTAAGTAGAGAATTTTTAGAAGCAATTGGTGTAGATGTAGGAAAACTACTTTATGTATCTGCAGATTCAGTTGAACAAATTTTTGAATTTACTGAAACAATTATTCAAAAGGTTCGAGAAACCTCAAATGATAAACTAGTAACAATAGTAGTAGATTCAGTGGCAGCTGCATCAACAACAAACGAGTTGGCATCTGACTATAAGAAAGATGGATATGCAACTGATAAAGCTATTATTATATCAAAAGCGATGAGAAAGATTACCAATATGATTGGTAGACAAAAAGTAACCTTAGTATTCACTAATCAATTAAGACAGAAGATGAATGCTATGTTTGGTGACCCTTGGACTACAAGTGGTGGTAAGGCCCTTGCGTTTCACGCATCGGTTAGACTTCGTTTGAAGAATATGGGACAAATTAAACAAAAGGTAAATGGTAAAGATAAAACCATTGGTATGAAAGTAAGATGTCAGGTTATTAAAAACCGAATGGGCCCACCTTTAAGAGCAGCAGATTTTGAAATATTTTTTGACAGAGGAATCGATAACTATGGTTCTTGGTTAAGTGTAATGAAAGAATATAAGTTGTTAAAACAGGCAGGTGCATGGTATACTTACATTGATACGGATACTGGAGAAGAAATTAAATTCCAATCTAAGGACTTTATAGATTTAATGGAAGATAGAGATGAAATAAAAGACCAAATCTATAAAAAGATTTGTGATGAAACTATCTTACAATATAAATCAGATTCAAAAGATATCGAGGCACACAAACTAGATACTGCAGGTGCAGAAATAGTAGATTAAAACAAATAAAAAGTTATGAGCAAATTAAAAGAAATGTTAAAGACATCTGCTTCGGCAGATAAGGCAAAAGCCCTTCTTACATTGGAGTTGTTAGAGAAACACCCCGCAGGAATTGGAGACCATTCAACCAAAGATTTCTATGAGAATGCAGAAGGCACTTCAAATGTTAGTTGATGCAGATGATAGATTAGAGACAATCGAAAAGTATTTCGGTGAATCTAATAATATTAACTACACAACTACAACTACATAATGAAGGGACTCTATAAAAATATTCTAAACGAGGTTGAATCTGAAAGAGAATCAAATCAATCTCGTGAAAGAAACAGTAGAGTCATGATAATAGATGGACTAAACACTTTCATCAGGTCATGGACAGTTAATCCTACAATGAATGAGGATGGTGACCATACTGGTGGAGTTGTTGGTTCTCTAAAATCTATTGGATATCAAATTAGAGAATTCAATCCAACTAGATGTATTGTGACATTTGATGGAAAGGGTGGTTCTAAATCTCGTAAAAAGGTATATGAAGGTTATAAGGCAGGGAGAGAGAATCGTAAGTTTAGAGTCAACAGACAATATATGGAGTTCTTAAATGAAGAAGAAGAACAATTATCCATGAGACAACAATTCGTTTGGCTAAATGATGTGTTAGATTACTTACCTGTACAAACAATGATTTATGACGGTATTGAGGCAGATGATACTATTGCATATCTAACTAAACATACTCAACAAGATTTAGATGGTGAAGTTGTAATAGTTTCAACAGATAAAGATTTTCTTCAATTAGTTTCAGATAAAGTTAGTGTGTTTTCTCCCACTAAAAAGAAAATGTATACTAGACAAGTTGTATTTGATGAGTTCGGTATATGGCCAGAAAATCTTCTATTATATAGAACATTAGATGGTGATAAATCAGATAACATACCAGGTATTCGAGGATGTGGTGTTAAAACGCTTTTAAAGAGGTTTCCTGAACTTTCTGAGGATAGAACTATAACACATGAGGAGTTTTTTAAAATGTGTGAGGAGAAACAAGGTAAAATCAAATTATATGATGATATCTTAAACGCAAAAGACCAACTTCTTATGAATAAGAGGTTGATGGAATTGGATGAACCTCATATCCCAGGCAATCAAAAGTTAAAAATTTTAGAAAGATTTAATGTAGATGATATTGAATTTAAGAAGATAGATTTTCTAAAAGTAGGGCAGAAATATAAGATTCTTCAAAATTGGAGAGACATTAATGATTGGTTACATTCAACTTTTCATAATATTATTACAAAATAAATTTTTTTAATCCAAATATTTTTCGTATATTTGGAATCAAATAGGTTATANATGCAAAATACAGATACACTTTCTAAATACGGACAATCTTTTCAAACCAAAGTAATATCAACTTTGATTGCAGATTCTCGTATATTGGATACCCTTAGTGAAATTATACATCCTAAATTTTTTGAGGCAGAATC